CAGCCGAGAAGATGACGGAAGTCATCGAAGATTATATGGTCGAGCAGAACGTTGAAGGCGAAGTGAAATCTTTGCTGCTAGAGATGTGTTTGTTCGGCAGTGGCGTGATGAAGGGTGCTGTCATGCACATCAAGCGTCAAGAGCGTTGGGGTCAGACTGAGAATGGCTGGACGCACATGACGGAAGAAACGCCATGTCCGCATTCAGAGTTCGTCTCGATCTTTGATTTCTACCCAGACCCATACGCGACATCAATTAAAGATTGTCAGGGCGTTTTTCAGCGGCATACGTTGACCCGTCAGCAGCTGCGTGATTTGCATAGAGATAATCCGCGTTTCTCTCAGGACGTCATTGAAACATTGATCAGCACTTATGAGACCGGCAATCACACGTTATTAGAACATGAGATTGAGCGTAGACGCTTGGCCGGAATCGATACTGATCCGGAGTCAGGTCGGTTTGAGGTGCTTGAGTATTGGGGAGTCATTGACGGCGACATGCTTGAGCAGGCTGGCGTGCAGATGGAAAACCCAACCATGGAGCATTATGCTCAGGTCTGGGTATGTGAGGGTCGGGTGTTGATGGCCCGTCTTAACCCATACAACTCTGTCCAACAGATTCCTTACCAAGCTGTACCGTTTGAGCGAGTCCCGCACCGTTTTTGGGGTGTTGGCATTGCTCGCATGATGCGCGACTCACAAGAGACGTTAAATGCTGCTGTGCGGATGTACATTGATAACTCTGCGTTAGCATCGACGCCACAGGTTGAGGTCAACCTTGATCTGCTGACCGAGGGCGAGGATCCAACGGATTTAGCTCCATGGAAGACATGGTTGCGATCAGGTGGCGACCCTTCACAGCCCTTGCTGAGGTTCTATCAGCCAAACGCGGTCGGTCAGGGGTTAGCGACACTGATTGATATGATGCGCCGGTTTGCCGATGAAGAGACATCGTTGCCATCTTATACCCATGGTCAGCAGAGCCAAGGCTTAAACAAAACAGCGGCAGGAATGTCGATGTTGTTCAGCGCAGCGAACACTGTGTTGAAGTCTGTCGTAAAGAATATTGACGACTTCCTGACATCGCCGCTGCTGACTAGCTATTACAACTTCATTATGCAGTTTGGTTACGACGATTCTGTCAAAGGGGACATGCAAGTGTATGCCCGTGGATCGAGTGCTCTGATTGCAAAAGAAATTCGTTCGCAGCGCCTCATGCAGTTCCTCCAGATGACGACTAATCAGGTCGACATGAATCTGGTTGACCGCCGTGAGTTGCTGTCACAAATCGCCGGATCGTTAGATCTAGAAGCGGATAAGGTATTGATTGATGAGCAACAACTTGAGCAGCAACAACTCGCTGGATTACAAGAAGCTTTACTCCAACAGCAACAAGCTAACGGAGGAATGGGGCCGCAGGCTCCTCAACTTGGTGCAGAACCCGCAATGGGCGGAAATGGAAGCATACCTCCTGAATTGCTTGGAGGTGGAGCGGGACCGGCTGGAACAGATGGAGCCGTCAGCGGTCCAGAAAGCGCAGGGCCGATGTGAAGTGTTGCGTGAAGTGCTAGAACTGCGTAGCCGATTAAGAAAGTTGGCAGAGAAGTAAGTCATGAGCTGGGTCTTGGTTGCTGTGTTGATTATCAACCAAGAAATCAAAGTCATGCCGGTAAGCATTTACACGACAATGGCGAAGTGCTTTGAAGCAAGAGAGTTTTTTCTTCAGACAGCACCGAGCCCAAAAGTAAATTATGAAGCGGTTTGTATTCTTACAGACCAAGCAGAATCTGCGTAAAAGCAGTAGCAAAGAGGGTCGCTGGTCGCGGCCTTTTTTTGTGGACTCACGGACAACCGTCCCACACAGGAGAGACGTATGAGCGAAGAATTCGCAAACAGTAAGCTGGCAGATATGGAAGCAGAGGCAGATCGCCTACACGCTGAATTATATGCACAGAAGGACAAATCAGAGACACCCGAACAAAAGCCGGAAGCCACAGCAGATGCTGAAACGGTTGAAGAGGCTATTGAAGAGGATACTGTCGATGAAGAGACCCAACCCGAGACCGAAGCCGAACAACCACAGGCGGAAGAATCTGGCAAAGATGAGACTGAAGAAACTGAAGCTGAGACAGAGCAGGACTCGAAGTCAGCGGAAACGGATCAGTTAACCATCCAGAACGCTGAAAAACGAATCAAAGACGCTCAACGTCGTATGACCAAGGCCACTCAAGAAACGGCTTCTTTGAGGCGTGAAAACGACACTCTTAGACAGCGCGTGACTGATCTTGCTGGCGAGGTCGCAACTTTAAAAACGCAAGTCATGGCTCCAGCCGCGACCGATGCAGATCTTGCACGGTTGACGGAGGAATACCCTGATCTTGCGAAGCCGTTGCTTGGACAAATTCATCGTCTGCAATCTGAGCTTGAAGGGTTCAAGAGCCAAGCTAATGAGATGAGAAATCACTCTCAAGTTGACGCTCAAGAGCGCGCGAAGCTTGAACACCAGAATGCGATTTTGGCTGTCCATCCGGATGCTTTTGAAGTTGCACAGACCGAGTCATTTAGGGAGTGGTTGGATGCCCAGCCGTCGTATATGCGACAAGTGGTTGAGAAGGGATCATCCGAGGATGTCGTCGATCTTCTAAACAGTTACAAGGACACCTTAGTCAAACCGAAACCGGTGACGCAGACCCTTGAGCAAGCGCGAGAAATCGCTGAGCCCAAGACTCGATCTACAAAGCCAAAACCGGAAGGCAGGAAGAATTGGAGCCGTGCGGAAATTGATGCGATGTCACCTACCGAGTACCTCAAACATGAGCTTGAAATTGATCAAGCTTTAAAAGAGGGACGTGTCATCTAGCCTGTATTTGGGAGACTAACCAATGGCTTTAATCACAGGAACCATGGCCAATTTCGTACCTGAAATTTGGTCCAAAAAATTGCAGACGCGTTTTTATGCGTCTACCGTGCTTTCAGAAGTCACGAACAATGACTATGAAGGCGAAATCCGTAATGCTGGCGACAAAGTGAACATCCGTGTTCCCCCAGCAATTACAATTGCTGACTACAATCCAATGTCACCTTCAATCTCTTATGAGACTCTGGGTGAAAACATTATCGAACTTTTGGTCGACAAAGCGAAAAGCTATGCGTTCAAAGTCGATGATGTACTTGGTGCTCAGTCAGACATCAACTTGATCAACGCAGCAACGCAAGACGCGGCTGAGAAGATGAAAATCGCAATCGACACGCAAGTGTTGGCCGGAATGGCAACTGCAGCGACTACATCTATCGACCTGTCTAATTTGGGTTCAGATACAACTGTCAATAAGACAAATATCTTGGATCTGATCTTGCTTGCCGGTCAAAAGCTGGATGAACTTAACGTGCCAGAAACTGGTCGTTACATTGTTCTTCCTCCATCAGCAATCACAGCGCTCAAGTCATCTGATTTGAAAGACGCTTCATTAGCAGGTGACGCTCAGTCAATCTTGCGTAATGGACGTGTTGGTCAGATCGATCGCTTCACTGTGTACAGCTCTAACAATCTTTCAACCAACGCGCAATCTGAAAAAGTTGCGATTGCTGGCACGAAAGCGTTCATGAGCTTTGCATCACAGTTCGTGAAGACAGAGACAATCCGTCTGGAATCTCAGTTCGGTGACGGCGTGCGCGGTCTGCAAGTGTACGGCTTCAAGGCTGTTCACCCAGACGCAGGTGTTGCTATCGGCCTCGGAGACGGAGCCTAAGTAGGACGGGACTAAGAGTCGACAACGATGTCGTCATTAAGATGGCAAACAGTTGAGGCTCTTGGTCTCGCGTTCTATATCGAGAAGGGGTGTCGTGTATTGACACCTCTGATCGATAACAAGGATTACGATTTCGCGATCGATGAAGATGGCGAGATAAAAACAGTCAACGTAAAGAAAGCATATTGGGACAGAGGCTGGGCGATATCAAAGTCAGGGTCGCCTAATGGTAATGGTCCCGTCGATATTTACTTGGCGTTTTTGCCTGTTCAACAGGTGTTTATTGAACTACATGGATCATTTTTTGAAGGCGTAAAAAGCCGTGCTAGGAAGATCCCCGTCAAGATCATCGAGGATATATGCAACTCACCAAAGCAGAAATCATGCAGCAGCTCGCCAATAAAGGTATCAAGGCGAACGCCAATGCAACCAAAGCGCAATTAAATGAGATGCTGATGTTTTATACGCGCGAAGAAGTGCAGCCGACTGTCGCTGACGACGTTGTCGTTGCTCCAAATGGGATTAAGTTCAGCAGAAAGACCGCGAAGCTAGCTGGTTTGATTTAGAGGTAATTTATGAACGTTGCAGGAGTCATCGATCGGGTCAGGGTTTTACTACAAGATCCGACAGGTATTCGATGGAGCGATACTGAGCTGCTAAATGCTATTGCTGAGGCGCAGCAGTTTGTGGCCAATGTGCGTCCTGATTCGACGTCCACTGTAGTGGATTTGGTTGTGTCAGCGGGTGAGTTTTTTGCAACGCTTCCTAGTTCGTCACGCCGCGTGCTTGATGTGCTTGGCACTTCAGCGGGCGACACTGTGACAAATGTAAAAATGTCAGTGATCGATCGTCATGCGCCGGCATGGCGAACTGAATCTGGAGCCAAGATCAAGCATTACATTTACGAAGATCGCGACCCGAGTCGGCTGTACGTTTACCCAAAACCAACATCAGATGCGACCTTGCGAGTGCTGGTGTCAGCTACTCCTGCGAACAGTGTCAGCCTCACAGGAACGTTATCTGTCGATGATTCATATGTGGCATCTGTTGTTGATCTGACGGCCAGCAGAGCTTTAGAGAAAGAGTCGTCTTCCGCGAGCTTCAATAAAGCCGGCGCTTTAAAACAAAGTGCAATGGACAGAATGAAGATTATCAGTGGTGCTGATGCGTCGAATAGCCCACAAGCAAATGAGGTTGAGGTTCGTACATGACGATTTCTAATATTACGAATGACATCATCAGTGAATTGATTGGGTGTCCACAGCCAGCGATCGAGAGGGCTCTGTTATTGACGGCGCAAGAAGCCTGTCGCACGACGCCTTTGTATACCTCAGAGCTGAGCTCTATCACTACGGTTAGCGGTACAGGATCTTATGATTTAACTGTCCCTAGTGGAGCGTTGATCCAGCGCATATACAGCGTGTATAGCACGGAAAACAACGCGACTGTTTATTTACAACCATCTTATGTGCGAACTCAAGCCAAAGAAGGTTACCCAAAATATTTCTGGACGGACGGGTTGAAAGTGTTCATCGATCCGATTCCGAATGTTGTGAAAACCTTTGAGGTGTATGCGGTGTTAGTGCCGCAAAGCCTGACAGATGTCCCCGACAATCTCGTTGCTCGGGAGTCAGATCTGTTGCGCGAAGGTGCGCTGAGCAAACTCCGACGTCAATTGACGGAAGAGTGGGGTCAACCAAACCTCGCTGCAGCGCATTTCCAGCAGTACCAGAAGTTACTTGGAGATGCTCGCAAGCGTGGTCTCCAAGGACAAGTAGGCGCTCGTCTTACGACGCAATACCGCCGTCTTGGCTATTAAAGCCGTCAGTGTTCAACGGTAAATCTATTCACTAATTAACGGAGAAAGCAACATGGCTTCTTTTGTCTATGATAACGCGTGGAAACACATCCTCGCGGGAAACATGGATTTCAGTGATGATGCGGCGACTGATAGCACTCAACATACCTTTAACATGGTATTGGTGACATCGTCGTACACACCATCTCAGGGGTCCGACGAGTATTACTCAACGATTAGCGGAGGGTCTGGGTACGAGGCTGCCGATACCGGAAGTCCACCAGAAAACGAAGGATATGAGGCAGGAGGCAAGGAAACGACGCCAACTGTTACTGTCGATGGAACAAATCACGATATCGAGATTTCGTTTTCATCGGTCTCATGGACTAGTGCAACTGTCGCTGCAACTGCAGCAGTAGTGTATCGAGATACGGGAACTGATGGCACATCGCAGCTATTAGCGTATTTGGATTTTGGAGGGACTGTGCAATCGACCGATGGTACTTATCAGGTCACTGTAAGCACGCCGTTGACAATCAACAATGATCCATCGACCTAATACAGAGCGCCCTACGGGGCGCTTTTTTATGGAGTAGTAAATGGCTTTAGTTCTGAAAGATCGTGTCAAAGAAACCTCGACAACAACCGGCACCGGCAGTTTCACGCTTGCTGGCGCGGTCGATGGATTTCAAAGTTTCACTAGTGCACTAGCGGACGGCGACACAACGTACTATGTCATTGAGGACGGTACAGACTGGGAAACTGGTTTAGGTACTTGGACTGAGTCTGGCGCTGTATTAGCTCGCACTACTGTCTACGAAAGCTCTAACTCTGGATCAGCGGTTGACTGGGGTGCTGGCACTAAAGATGTTTTCATTACTCTGCCTGCGTCACGAGTCATCACAGAGAGTGGAGCGGCCAGCGCAGGAAGCTCAAGCTCTGGCGCACCAAATAGTTTGACCTTTGACTTATCTTCTGGAACGCACTTCACCGGCACCGTTGTACCTAACAGCAATCAACAGACAACAGATATTTTGTTTTCTAACATCCCTGCAGTGGGCGATTTTACGTTTACGCTGAAGGGAGAGTCGGTTGTTACTGGCGCATATAATGTCGCCAATATAGATACAATGATCGGCCAACCTAAAAATTCAAACGATGAATTGAGTCCGGAACCGGCGTTGGCTTACGGGGTTGAAATCAGCCCAGATGCGACTCGATTAGTCATCATGAATCGAAGTTTAGGCATCAATGAGTATGTGATGAATAACTCCCCTGCCTACGGAGGTTATTTTAGCATTGCCTCTGGATCAGAAGTTATTGATGAAACAGATTACGGTAGCCCAAATAATGAGGGAGATATCCGTTGGACAGACAGTGGATCAAGTCTAATTTTAGTGACCCATGACGGTGTTTTGAAGCGGTTCAAATGTTCAACCCCTTATAACCTAAGCACCTACGATGCGAATGATATCGATAGCTACGATCTGACAGCGAATTCAAACATTACTTTCACATTTATTCTTGGCCTTGAGGTGAGTCCTGACGGCACTAAATTTTTCTTTGCTGATCGCACGTTAGGTAAAATTTACACCTTCACAGCATCCACTGCGTATGACATCACCACGCTAGGTTCAACGCCGACACATACCTTTACGCCGACAAACATCGATCTCCGTGGAATTGGGTTTAACAATGACGGCACTGCGTTGTATCAAACTAAGGCGGATGAGTATTTAGAAACGATTTTTTTAAACACTGCATATGATCTGTCGTCTGTGAGTTCAACGACTTCAAATTCATTGTCTTTTGACGCAGTGACACCAGTTGGTGGCGATTACAGTGATTCTTGGCCTAGCTCAATTAGGTGGGCATTAGATGGCAAATTAGCAGTTCATGTTACTGACGGTGACGACAACGTGTTTTTAATGTGGATACCAGACTCCGCAATTAACACAACATTGCCTCTAACTAGCTTCAGCGCAGATATTTTAAACGGCCCGCTAGTAGGTCCGGCAGTAAATGACTACGTCACCTTCACTTTAACTGCATCAAATATCAGCGGAGCAAACAAACTTTTCCACAACAACAACCCAGCAAGAGCGTTTGGGTTGTCCATGATTTACGGAGATTAATGTGGCGGCACCAAACTTAATTAATGCAACGACGATTACTGGCAAAACAGCAGTTCAGGCGATTGGCACATCAGCAACGGCGATTGTCACCAACGGAACCGGTAGTGGCAAGGCTCTTAAAGTGAACGCACTGTATGTGTCAAATGTTGATGGTACGAACAACGCAGATGTCAATGTAGACATTTATCGATCATCGACTGCGTACCATATTGCAAAGACAATCTCAGTTCCTGCTGATGCGACAATTGATCTGATCTCAAAGCCAATTTACTTAGAAGAAGGCGACTCTCTGCGATTAACAGCGTCTGCCGCATCTGATTTAGAAGCCGTTTGTTCATACGAGGACATCTCGTAATGCCTATTTTCAATGGCGGCAGACTGACGACTGCTAGAAATTCACCAAACAAAGCTTCAAATACTGCATCCGGTGTGTGGACTTTAAATGAAATAGCTGTCGAAAGGGCGAGTGACGAATGGCCTATCGGCAATCCAAATTTTGTAGATATCGTACTTGTTGGCGGTGGTGGCGGTGGCGGCGGTTATCGTGGAGCGGGCGGCGGCGGCGGTGGCGTCGTACAGCTTACTAATTATGATCTTTCTGCTACAGCTACAGTCAGCATTGGAGCAGGCGGCGCTGGAGTAGGCCATAGTGCAACCGCCGGTAATAACGGTGGCAGTACAACAATGACGGTAAGCGGCGTAACAACTACGGCCTACGGTGGTGGATACGGCGCTGGTTCATATGCAGGAGCTAGCCTTGCGACTGGCGGCGGCGGGTCTGACTCATATGCGGCAGGAACCGCTAGCCACGGCTCCCAAGGAAATGATGGAGGAGCTTCTGGAGGCAACGCTGGCGGTAGTGACGGCATTGGTGGCGGTGGCGGTGGCGGTGCTTATTCAGGTGTTGGCGGAGACGGCCCTGATTTATCAACAAATTTTGGAACCAGTATTGGTGATAATGGCTATGTAGCTGGTGGCGGAGGCGGGTCATCTACTGCCGCCGCTGGAGCAGGCGGAGCAGGCGGAGGAGGCTATGGAGAAGATTATAACGAAGTATATCCAACAGGCGAAACCGGCGATGGCTTAGCAAATACCGGCGGAGGCGGTGGTGGTGATTGGTACACTGGCGATTCTGGCGTGGGTGGAAGTGGCGTAGTTTTGGTGAGATCCGCAACCCCTCTCACCACGACTGGAAGCCCAAATACTTATACCGTCAATGGTTACAACATTTATGAATTCACTGGATCGGGGAGTTTTACAGCGTAATGGCTCACTTTGCAGAAATAGGATTAAACAATACCGTTGTGCGAGTTATCGTTGTTAATAACAACGTACTGACGGATGCCGATGGCAATGAGTCAGAACAACTTGGCGTTAATTTTTGTAGAGACTTGTTTGGCGGGACTTGGTTACAGACAAGCTACAACGACACGATCCGAAAAAACTTTGCGGCAACTGGATACACCTATGACGCGGCAAGGGATGCATTTATTCCTCCTCAGCCTTACTCGTCTTGGGTGCTCAATAACACAACTTGTAATTGGGAAGCTCCTGTAACACAGCCCAACGACGACAATATGTATATCTGGAATGAATCAACACTGTCTTGGGATGGAGTAGACGATGGCGCTTAGACTGAAAAACCGTGTCAAAGAGACAACGACAACGACTGGCACAGGAACGATTACTGTCAGCGGAACAGCGCCAACAGGATTCCAGACGTTTGCGTCTGCATTAGCGGATGGGGATACAACCTACTATCAGCTCACCGATGGTACAGACTGGGAAATTGGTCTGGGCACATGGGATGAAACAGCAGGAACACTTGCTCGCACGACGATATTTGAGTCGTCTAACAGCAATAGTGCTGTTAATTGGGGCGCTGGATCGAAAGATGTATTTATTGTCATGCCTGCAGAAAAGGTCAGTGGTACTACATCATATAGCGCCACATCAGATTTGCCCCTGACTGCGAACCAAGTTGGCGATCAGGCGTTTGTGACTGCTAATAACAATCTGTACATATGGAGCGGCTCAGGCTGGTATAGAATTGCGACAGTGAACCAAACTCCTACCGTCTCAGGAAACAGTGCCACATACGAGCTAGCAACTGATGGCACGGCGACAGTCGTCACAATGACCGGTACAGACCCTGAAGGATTCGCATTGACTTGGTCTGCCACTGAGTCAGGTGACACGGGCATTGCAACAACAACTAATGTCGATAACGTGTTTACTGTTACCCCAGTCACTAGTGGATCTGGTGGCACAATGACGGTCACATTTGCCGCTAGTGATGGTGTTAACACTGGCACAGCAAATTCAACATTCACGCTGAATTTTGTTGCAGCCCTTTGGCCTGACGTTACTCTTTCTATTGGAACATCAGATACAAATAGTTTAGACAATGAGACATTCATTGACCGGTCAAGTAACGCGTTAACTGTTACGTCAACTAACGATCCCCTTCAAACAGCTTTCCATCCATATCTAAATAATTGGGGGTCTTTCCATAAAGGAGCAAGTCGGGCAGGTGGGTATTTTTACACAAACTACACAAGTCAAACTGGCACTAGTGGAGATTGGACAGCAGAACTATGGTTTTATCGTCAATATACTGAAGAATTGTATTGCCGCCCAATAAGCATTGAAAGCGGTGCGTCTAACGCATTAGAGACATGGGGAAATAGTGTATTTGAATTAAAAGGTACATTTGCTGGGCTAAACGGTTCGGGTTACAAATCATCAGATACAGATTTAGATAAATGGCATCACATTGCTTTAGCTAGAGAAAGCGGAACTCTCCGTCTTTTTATTGACGGTGAACTTGCGGCATCAGGCAGTAACACCGCAGACATTAACTTAGGAGACATTGTATTCGGCGCCGTAGATAGGGCAGGTGGATACGCCTTGAATAAAGGAAGTAGATTAGCTGATATAAGAATTGTTAATGGTACGGCGGTCTACACATCAGCATTCACACCTCCGACAGAGCCTTTGACCGAAATTACTAATACGATTTTTATGTGGAATGGGAAAAATTGGAAAGACACGAGTAGCAATAACAGAGACATCACTGCTGTTGAAACATCGACACGGATACTAAGAATAGATGCTTTCAACCCCTATGCACAAGATTCTGAGTATGACGTTGGTGCGAATAAAGGGTCTGTTTATTTAGCAACTGGTGATGAGGTTGTCATTTCCCATGATTCTGCAATCAGTGCAGGAACAGGTGACTTCTGCTTACAGTTTTGGGTGTATGCATCTAGTGGTGATAATGCGTCCTATAAAGGGCTTGTTTCAAAATACAGCGGCGGCGCAGGTGGGATATGGTTACAGCCACTTAGCGGTGTGCTACAAGTTGGCTTCAGCACTTCAGTATTAGGCACTGGCACAAAAAATGTCATGGATAACGGATGGCATCACATCGCATGGACACGAAGCGGGAGTGCTAACAAGGTATTCGTTGATGGCGAGCAAGAAATATCATTCACTGCCAGTGATAATTTAAACAATACAGTTGACATGTTAATTGGCGATATGGGGACTTTGGGTCGAAACTTCCAAGGATATGTTGCTGATTTAAAATATGATGTCGGCAATGCTGTTTATACATCAGCGTTCACACCACCAACGTCTCCAGTTGGTAATACTAATGCAGACCTGTACCTCCCTATGGACAACGCAGGCATCTTTGATAGGACAGGAAATTTCCGTTTAGAACCTGAAGGAAATGCGGCAACGTCAACAACACAATATAAATTTGGGTCGACGGCCATGTATTTTGATGGGACTGGCGATTACGTTACGATTCCTGATGACAACCGTTTTGATTTTCACGGGGATTTCACGGTTGAGATGTGGGTGTATTCGACTGGCACAGCTACAACGGCGAACCAGACAATTATTGGTGGCAATGGATCTGGGTCAAATGGATGGACGATTTATTCAACGCAAGGTAGCGAGACCGTTAACTTTTTTCACACTACTTTCAGAATCCAAAGTGCCGCTGGAGATCTGCCACGAAATCAATGGGTGCATTTAGCGGTATGTCGTTCTGGATCAACCACTAAAATGTTCGTCGATGGGACAGAGGTTGGAACTTCATACACTGGAGCTGAAACATTTGAGCAGGGCAGTGCAAATCTTGGCACTAGAATTGGCTACGACATTGGTGCTAATGGTTACTTTACTGGCTACCTAGATAATCTGCAGATTCTAAACGGCGTTGCTAAATACACTTCTAACTTCACTGCTCCTACCGCTGAGCAGGGAAGAATATTTCAGGCTGAAGATTAATGCTTGGCTTTAATGCTTTTTCTGAAGCTCCGTTCTCAGCAGAACAAGAGCAACAGACAACAACCACTATTGGCAATGAAGGAACCCTTGGTGCCGGTGTTCTTGGTCAGTTAGGCATTGGTGAAACTGGTGTTGTTGCTCAACAAGCTGTTGGCGACTCGGTAGACGCAACACAAAACGTTAGCTTTACAACGCTCGCAATTACACAAGCTTTAGCAACGGCGCAAGCGGTCACTAACGCAGATGTGTCTGCTTTTGGATCGATTACGGTCGCGGCTGCTATTGGAGCGGGTTCAGGTAGCGCGTCGATCGCTGTTGATGCAGGGAAAGCAAGCAAAACCTTTACTGCGACCGTTTCGAACGACGGCTCGGGCAACAAGTACTACATCGATGGCACAAAGCAAGCATCGCTGTCATTGCACGAAGAGGGAACTTACCGGTTCGACTTATCAGACTCGTCTCTGAGCGGTCATCCGTTTGCCTTGAGCACAACCTCTGACGGAACACATAGCAGCGGGTCAGCGTACACCACAGGCGTTACAACCTCTGGTACAGCAGGACAGGCGGGTGCGTACCTAGAAATCGTTGTCACCACGTCGACTCCAGACCTGTATTACTACTGTGGCAACCACTCAGGCATGGGTGGATCAATCGCGTTCAGTGAGCAATTCGATCAAGTTCCGTTTGTCATGGTATTGAGTATTCCGACGACGACGGTCACAGCAGGCGCATCAGCAGATGTCTTGTTTGCTGCAATTACGATCGATTCGGCATTGGGGTCAGCCGGTGTTAACGCATCAATCAGTGTTGATTTCACAGCGCCTGACATCACAGTCCCAACGACAACACAATCTGGTGGCGCAAGCTTTGGCTCCAATGCAGTAGCAATTGACATTACCAGCCCAGCGGCAACAGCGACTGCTGGCAGTGCAATTTCGTTTAGCACGGCGATAGCGGTTGAAATTACGACTGCAGAAGCAAGCGTCAGTGCTGGAAGCGCGCAAGCGTTTGTGACATTGATCGAGGCGACAACAGCGATCGCGGCCAGCGTTTCAGCCGGATCCACTCAAGCAACTCAATTCACAACGCCCACCATTTCAACTTTCTTGTCTAGCAACTCCGCTGGATCAAGCTTCTCAGCAGACTTCACAGCGCCAGATATCGATACACCAGTATCTTCAGTCAGCGCTGGCTCTGTCGTCGATGTCACGCACTCTGTATCGATCTCAACCCCCGTTATTGCTATTCAAGCTGGCGGTTCTGTCGCTCTTACATTCACTGGTCCTGCAATTGATCCGTTTGTAGTAGGAATCGGTGCTGGCGCGTCTGTCAGTGTCGACGCAGATACGATTGGCGATACGATCGGTGTCACCCAGATCGGTGTCACAGTCACTGAGTTTCCAACGATCGATGTGCCGATCATGGAGGTCACAGCACCGACCCTGAGTGTATCTGGTGGTGCGTCCGCTGATGTCACTCATAGCGTGTCCGTTACCCTGCCGACCCTTGTTGTAAAGAACGACATCACAGCAACGGTTTCTGGGCCATCGGATATTGACGTTACAAGTCCGCTCGGTCGCGCATCGAATCTGAACATCATTACAACTGAGACGACCAGTGCGGCGACAACGTTCACAGTTAATGACAACAACCGTCCGGCGCTGCCTTCAAGCTGGTTTAACGCACCCGTTAATACCAATGGCACATGGAATGGCGGTATCAAACTTGGATCTGATACTGGTGCTGGATATTCGGTTGTTACTTGGGGTCCGCATTGGAATAAAGACGGTCGCATTCAGCTAAAGGCCAGTGGCACGCCGTATTATCATGTGCGTCACGCCAGTGATTACACCACGCCACAAAATGAACTGCGCTCTGGCCGTGTAGTGCATATTTCCTTTGTCCCTGCTGAAAGCACGACGTTCCGGTTTTGGAATGGCTCATCATACGACTCTGTCGATATCGAAGATTTCTTTGTTGGTATTGTTCACGTCCTTAACCCGAATGCACTTATAGCCGGTGAAGACACTTGGATACATAAACCAGAATCCACGTTCCTTGGCGGATGGAACCGAGGCGGCACGGTTAACGGTCAGACTTATTTCATGGACCGCTACTCAGTGTTCCAGCAGAGAGCGTTCGCGATCGATGATTCTGGAACGTATCGACAAATCACTTCTGTAACCAATAGCAACGGCGAAATCGTTTACCAGCCACCAGCGATCATGAACCTTGAGGACGACAAGCTTGATCGCTTGACGATGTTCTATACAGGCGCTGTCGCGGATGACGAACATAACGTCAACTATTTGCCATCATTCATGCCGGTTCATAACGATGGCTCTGTTGGTCCTCCAATGGTCTGGTTCAGTGATAATTGGGCAACGGTTAAGGCAAGTACAGCAGCGCTTGCTGGAGTTCGACATTCCGCGTCAAACAATGTGGCTAGCAGCAATCCAACGTGGTTTAGTCATCCGTTCCTTGTTAGCTCGCCAAACTTAAGTTCACAGGGGAAGACAGGACATTACATTGCCGATCATGCGTTGCCAATTTTGTATGCGGATGCGCGGTACGACAGCACGACAGCGAGACAGGCACAAGCAACAGCGCTGTTCTGGGCGACCTCAGACCAGTACGATGATCTCGTTAGTGATTCACGGTTTAAATCATCGTATGGATCGAGTTACGCCAACGACACTTTCAATGATGCCGATCCAAACACAGATGATTTGTGGGAGCATGATGGATCACTCAATCAAGAAGGTCGAGTCACCGCTGAGTCTGATACCTACTCCCCCAGCACTTATGGCACACCAAAAGTACTAGAAGGCTATGTTCTCGACGATGAGATTTTTGGCTTAGGTCTTTTACGTCGTCGTACAGAGATCAGTTCCGGAGTATACCAAGACGTTGGAGAACAGTACGGGGTCCTCGAAAACCCACTGTTATCAGGCAGTTCAGGTGACGTCCGTCGGCTCGTTACAGATCAGTCCAGTGATGCATCTAATCGCCACACATGGTTTGCACCGCATGTTAGCTCAGGATCTCGGATTGACGTCGGTATCAATACAGATGATCGATACAGCGAAAATCTGACAGCAAATGCAGCCTATCTGGTCGGACAAGTCGACCAAGAGGTGCAATTCCCGCTAAACAGCTTGTCAATCGCAAGTGTTGCGCCTGCAGTCTTAGTCAACGCAAGTTCGAACGCAGCAGTCACAGCGATCAGTGTTGACAGCACGGCACCAGTCACAAGCACATCGATCGCTGTAACCACAGATTTAACCAGTGTAAATATCGATTCGCCTATTGCTGGGTCTGATGTTTCAGTCGCGCCAGATGTTGCATTCCCAGAGCAGGCCGTTTCGCTTGCCGTCAGCGTACAAGCAGACCAAAGACTGACACTGACTGATTTTGGAGACATCAGTGTTACACCGGCTGTTGCTGAGATCGCACTGACGACTACAGTCGATTTGACATCGATTGACATTACGCCGGTCTTAATTAGTCAAGAAAACGTAACCGAAGTCCCGACACCGATCAGTGTGACCGTTAGCCCTGCAGTCGCGGCGACGTCTGTCACAGCAGACATTAATTTCACGACAGTTGATATTACTCAAGCATCGACGATTGAGAATCCAACAGAGTTCCCGATACCCATTAGCCTCAGCGTCGATCCGCCGCTCAGCACAGCGAAGGGGAGCGCAACCGCCTCGGTCACACATTCGGTTGCAGTAGGCGTTCCAATTGGCGAGGCGTCTGGACCTGCTGCACCAGAAACCAACTTCCAAGCAGTCTCGATCACACAACCACTCGTTGCAACGCAAGTCATATCAAATACCAGTGCAGGCGATCTGACGATCACGCTGCCGACGATCGAAACGACAACGACGGTCAGCGCCTTGGTCGATATGACATCTGTATCGATCGATCTGCCGATTTTCAGAGGTGGCATTAGTAATTCAGTAGACGTGTCGTTAACGACAGTTACCGTCGATGTTATTGATCCTTTATTGTCGCTTGGTCGAGAATTTGAAACTGCGCAAGTGGGCAGTATTGTTGTCGCAGCGCCAGAGGCACGAACGCTTGTTAACGGCGAAGTCTTTGTCTCACTACCAACGGTCAGCATCGAAGATCCAGCAGCAACAATTACTCAACTCAGTCAGGCATTTGGTGTCGATTTCCCAACGGTGACTACAGACATTGATGGCGCTGGAATCGTTTTCAGAGCAGATCCAGATGCCCCTCGGATTGTCAGTGTTGATGAAGAAAATCGAATTCTCTTTGTGCCTTCTGATAGGCGAATCACAACAATCGCAAGCGAAATTCGCATCACATTCATCATGGGAGATTAACGATGGATATTTTTGAAAAAACACCAGAAGCGAGGTTGGATTATATCGTTGACTGGTCTGCTTGGCTGCCTACTGGTTTGACCATCGATTCGTCGACATGGGAGTACAGCGATGACCTGACAGCTGTCTCGACCGCTCTTGATTCGCCGCAAACGAGCATCATTTTTAGCGGCGGCACGGAAGGCGAGACATACATCATCAAGAACATTATTGAAACGACCGGCGGATCTCCGCTCAAAGACTCTCGGGTATTTAAATTGGTTGTGGCGACACGTTAGCTGTGGACCCGATCACTTGCCTCGCTGCTGCAACAACAGCGTTTACAACAGTTAAAAAACTGGTTGAAGCAGGCCGTGAAGTGCAGGACGTGACATCCCAGATCGGGACTTGGTTTAAAGCAGCATCCGATCTGAAAGCGTCAATTGAAGAGGCTGAAAACCCGCGCGCACTGAAAAAAATGCTGCAAAGTTCGGAATCGGTCGAACAGCAAGCAATCAATATCCAATTAGCCAAAGAAAAACATCGCGAAATGGAGACGCAGCTGCGCGAAATGTGGCTGTATCGATTCGGAATGGCGTCTTATCGCGAAATGATTGCGACGCGCAAAAAAATTGCAGCTCAAAGAGATCGTCAAATTTATGCAAAAAAGCGTCGCGCGCAGCAATGGATCGACGGAATCATCATTACTTGTGCTGTTCTCACTGCTGTAGGCGCTTTATTGCTGTTCATTTGGTTAATTAACTCAAAAGGAAATTTTTCATGAACAAACGTTTTGAAAAGGACACCGAATACGCTGAGTTTGACGCTAATAATGACGGCATCATCACCGATAAAGAGCTGGAAATGGCAAATCGAGCGCATCAAATCAGAGATTTACACCAACGTGAAATCGCCAAGAGAGCAATGTGCTGGTTCACCCTTTTTGGGGTTTTGTTATACCCAGCTTTGGTGGTGTTTTGCGATTTTGTACGTTTAAACACAGCGGCACAAATTTTAGGCGATCTCGCGCCAACATTTTTTGTCTCAACGTCAGCGATCATTGGTTCGTTTTTTGCGGCAGAGGCATTTATTACAAAGAAAACTGGAGGTAACTGATGTTGCAAGCTCTGATTGGACCGGTATCGAGTTTGCTCGATAAGTTTATTCCTGATGCTGACGCAAAAGCCAAACTTGCGCATGAAATAGCGACGATGTCAGAAAAACATCATCAAGAAATCATGCTCGCGCAAATTGCAGTCAACAAAGAAGAAGCTAAGGGTGGCTGGTTTCGTGGCGGTTGGAGGCCGGCGACTGGCTGGGTTTGCGTCGCTGGTTTTGCTGTCAATTTTTTAATCGCTCCCTTAGCTGCTGGATTTGGCGTTGTGATACCACAGGCAGACACATCGGTCATGCTTCCAGTCCTGATGGGCATGCTCGGTTTGGGCGGATTGCGCACCTTTGAAAAGCACAAGGGCGTCAAGTAATACTACTTTTAGTAGTTTACATGTAAAATCTATGAAACTTTATGGTGTTTTTTTCTAATGGAAAGCTGGCAGACAAGAATTGAATCAAAACTCGACAAATTGACCGAGGTTGTCGCGCAATTAGCGCGCGTGGAAGAGCGCCAGCTTGCAGATCGAAAACAGTTAATGGATTTGCAGAATAAGCAAAACAATTTCGAGGCTCAAGCCATGAAAAAAATGGATAAGTTGAATGACTCAATTAGCGATCTCGCGAAGACAGTCAACGACAACGCAAGGACGAGTCACGCGGTAAATAAACTGTTTTGGTTAGTTTTAGGTTCTGCTGTGGCCGTCTTGGTCACTGGGTTTATCGGAGGCACTGTGTAGTGGCATCAGAACATTTATTGAATCAACTCATCATGCACGAAGGTATGGAAGCTCACGCATATCAATGTAGCGAAGGTTACTGGACGATTGGCGTTGGCAGAAATATTCAAACGCTTGGTATTACAAAAGACGAAGCGATGTACCTCTTGGCCAATGATTTGAAGCGCGTTGAAGTAGAGCTTGATAGCAACGTTTCATGGTGGCGGAGCCTGTCTGAAGCGCGTCAAAACGTGTTGCTGGATATGTGCTTTAACCTTGGAATCAGTCGTTTTCTGCAGTTTAAAAATTTTCTTGCCGCGATACAGGACGGGCGATGGGAAGATGGTTATCGAGAAATGCTTGATTCGCGATGGGCAGATCAAGTGGGTGCGCGAGCTCAGCGTCTAGCAAAAGCAATGCATGACGACATATTAGTCGAGGTGTGAAATGGCAAAACTGACGTTCGACACTTTTACAGGGATCTTCCCAAGGCAGGGCAAGACGCGTTTGCCATTAGGCGCGGCAGCAATTGCCAGCAACGTATCTTTTGATACTGGCCGGATTAATTCGGTTCGTGGGCGTCTTGATGTCGATAACGTCGCTAGCAATACCAACTCCATCTTCAAATTGCGCGATAAGTATTGGCTGACATCATCAGACGAGCTTTCGTATGTCGACTCTCCAGTAGTACAAGATGCTCATGGCCGTGTGTACATCGCAGGCGGCGATTATCCTGTTTATGCCGCTGACGACACGGGCTACTCAGGATGGTCTGCAGGCTCAGATATTGATGCCATGGCGCGTATGCCTTCAACGACTTATCGTCTTGGTCTGAAAGCGCCTACAACAGCTCCTACGGTGACTGTAAATGCAATTCCGGCTGCTGAAGCGGATGTTGAAACACTGCTTGGCGTTGAAATTGAGCTTACTGAAAGCCAATCGATAGCAAATTGGCTAAGTGCAAACTTGGTAAAGGTCGCGACAGCTTATGTGTATACCTTTGTCACAGATTACGGCGAAGAGTCTGCGCCGAGCCCTGTCAGTGACATCAAAGAGTATTACGACGGTCAAACCAAGACGATCTCATTACCCAGTAACGCAGAATCAGGGATTGCAATTTCAAACGGGAAAAAACGCATTTATCGTGTCGCAACTGGATCACAAAGCAGTGAGTATTTATTTGTCGCTGAGGTCGATTACTCGGTTACCTCATACACTGATACGACGTTAGATTCTCGACTGGCGGAGCCGATTACTAGCACTAACTATTACCCGCCGCCAAATGACGACACTAGCGTCAATCCATCTGGACCGTTGCAAAGTTTAGTGTTGCATCCGCAAGGATTCTTGATTGGTCACACGGGCCGGACCCTGTGTTTCTCTGAACCGTATTTGCCTCATGCTTGGAATCCCAACAATCAGATTACTGCGCCGTCAGACGTGGTTGGTATTTGTGTCTATGCCGGTGGCGTTGTTGTCGGCACAAAACGTAAGCCGTACATCTTGTCTGGTTCTAGCGCTGAAAGTATGGACATTTACCCATTAGAAAGCGAACAACCTTGTGCGTCGGCTCGCTCCATGGTTGAGATCGGTGGGGCGGTGGTGTTTGCAAGCTTTGAAGGACTTGTTCTAGTCAATGGCCAAACTGCGCAGATCGCGACGGAAAAGCACTTCAATCGTGAGCAGTGGGCTGACTATCATCCTGAATCAATTCATGCCTATGTCGTTGATCAAAAGTATATCGGTTTCTATAAAAGCGCAGATGGAACAGCGAGCGGTGGGTTTGTTTTTGATCTAGCAACAGGTCGTTTCACTAACCTGTCCTATTACGCTGAAGCTGGTTTTTTTAACCCAGATGATGATGTGTTGTATTTAGTTGAAGGGACTGATCTCAAGAAATATGAGCGAGGCTCAGCTCAGCCATATTTGTGGAAATCGGGCGACATCCGTCTGCACAACAATATTTTATT